TTACGCCATTGTGTATTTGTCAACTGCTTCAGAAAGTATCTTATAATCATCCATGTGTGTGTAACCGCCGGTTACTTCTAAAGATTGATGACCGAGAATTTTCGATACAACGGCAGTCGGCATTCCTCGTGCCTGCATCAGCGTGCTATATGTGTGTCGTGTTGAATGCGGCGGTAAAACTTCTATAGGATGCTTTCCGTCAGTCGCAAGTTGCTTATTAAGACGATCGAAGAACCACATATATCTGCTTCGCAGGCTTGATTCTGTGACAATGTAATCAGCGATAACATATTTCTGAGCTCTGTTGATTTTTTCTTCAATAAAAGTCATTACATTCTTATTGATAGGTACTATTCGTTCCTTGCCGTTCTTTGGTGGGCCTATCGTTCCATCACGCTTAACAGCACTGTCGATAAGTACACAGCTACGTTTAAAATCGAACTTTCCCGGTGATAGAGCTCTCAGCTCACCGGAGCGTATTCCTGTTGACAAAAGAATGATTATCGGAAGCCCGAAAGTATCGTCGTTTTTTGCAAAATTTAAGATTTCGATTGCATCCTCCTCTGTGTAACTTTGCTTCTGTCCTGCTTTCTTCTTGGATATCTGCGCTCTTGTAACGGGATTCTTTGTGCAATAATCGTTGTCTACTGCGTCCTCAAATAAGGCATTTAACAAAAAGCGTAACCGCTTCCGAATACTTTGGCTGTAATCAAGGTTCGCAAAAAAATCGGTAATATGGATGGGCTTGATGTCACTCAAGCTCATTTTGCCTATCTTATGATCGCTCACTTTTTGTAAGAGATACTTATATTCTTCAAACGTGCTTCGCTGTATGTTGTTTTTCTTGTATGTGTCCAGCCACACAGGAATCCATTCCGACAGCGAATAGTTGTCGGTTGCTCGCTTTGATTCTCCGCCGCTCTTGATAAACTCTTTGTACTTCTTACGGCATTCCGATTCCGTAGAGCCGTAGAATCGGTAACGTAATCTTTTTCCGAAAATATCATAGCCATCACTTATGGTCAATTCTATTTGGCCTGTTTTAAGTTTTCTGAAACTTCCGTCGCCCTTTTTGCGTGCTCTCATAATAAACACCTCCTAAATTTTTTCCCCGCTTGTTACGGCGGGGAAGGGCTTATTTATACTTCTCCACAAGCTCCGCCATAGCGTCCTTGATGATCTGTGCCTGTGAAATATTGTTATCGGTGCAGATCTGCTTGAACTCTGCGGCAAGCTCTTTGGGTACACGGAACGTCATGGCGGTGTACACTTTATCGTTATATCTCTGTTTCACCTGCGTTGATGTGTGGGTCTTACGCTTTGTTTCGGGCATTTCTTATCACTCCTATCAATCTTACGGTACATTCAGCCAGTACGACAATTGCGCAGATTATAGTGCAAATGTTAATCCATATATTCCACGCAGAAGCAACATCAAGCATAAAAAATACTGCGAGAACGAGAAACCATATATCACTTTTTTTCACTTGTAAAACTCCTTTCACTGTGGTATAATATAAGTACCCCACAAGGGGGAGGAGCTTTCGCCCCTCAGGTTCAGGCTATTTCCATTGACTGATTGCTGTTATCAAAGCGGCGACTGCAACAACTGCTTTGATTACTATGTCGGCTATCTCAATGGCGGTAGCCTTTTTCTTTTTTCGCTTTGGCATCTTTTCCTCACCTCCTGTATATATTATATCATACTGCAAGCAGTATGTCAAGAGGTTTAGGGAAAATATTTTAGTTTTTTTTGTTCAGTTGACTGAACAAAACTTTCGGGTATTTTATAGTCGTTCGGTGTAAGGTTGTGAAGGGTTTTGCCCGTTTTCCAATACCTTTTATATATATTTATTTTTTTCATTTTCCGTATGAAAGGTTAGAAAAACCCTTAAACCCTTCACCACCCTTCACCCTCGTACAAATGTCCAATCGATTGGACAAAATCTTCTGGTATTTAATAATATCTTGTTGTGGGTGTTGCGGGTGTTGCGGGTTTGAGCCGTTTTCCAATACCTTTTATATATATTTATTTTTTTCTTTTTCCGTATGAAAGGTTAGAAAAACCCGAAAACCCGCAACAACCCGAAACGCCCTCGTATAAATGTGCAGACGTCTGCACAAATTTTTCAGATGACTGGGCTATTTGTCTACCCAATTTGTTGAATCGATTCAACATTTACTCCGATTTGTCTCCCCGAGGCGACAAATTCCGTACAGTTTTTTTGTGTCCCCGGGGACACAAAATCAACCAACGCAATTTTACTTTCGTTTTTTCAATCCACGCCCTCGTGAAGAGGGCGACCGAAATATTCGGACTGGGGAATTTTCCCCTCTCCTATTTCAATCCACGCCCTCATGTAGAGGACGACCATCGCTAAGGTAGCGTTTCACGACCTTAGCGGTAATTTTTAGATTACTATACTGGCTCAGCTACCCCTATAACTCTGCCAACGCATTCGATATCACCGTCTGACGGATATATGTTCTTATATTCTTTGTTGTGGGATACTAAACAGTTATCCCCTGCTTCTTTTATGTAACCTTTTCCGTTCTGAATAAATAAACCTATTTTTCCTTTTGGAATTTCATTGGTTTTCACGATATAAACAATATCTCCGTCTGAATAGGTCGGTTCCATGCTATGACCATCTATTTCAACTGCAAAATCTGCTCTTCGTGCAACTTCATTATCAATTACTCTTAAAGATTTCCATTGATCAGGATCGTCAAGTGAATAGCCGCAACCAGCAGATACTTTATTAACACTAAAATGAGAAAACATAAAAGTGGGTTTTTTAGACTTTGATACTCTATCGTATTCAATGTCAAGAAGTCCATCAACTGCTTTTTTGCCGAAAGCGTCTAAAGATTGATATTTTTTATTATTGGTAATATTCCATAAATTACTTAATGAAATTGGTGTGTTTTCAAAAACATGACTTAATGGTTTAAATGTTGAACAAGTTTCATCAGCAAAAACAGCATAAGAATTGCCTTTGAAACTTTCTATTATAAGATAAAACCTATGACCGTCTTCACAAGAAAATTCAAGTGCTATACCATCGCTTTTTTGGTTGTCAAAACAAATGGTTTTAGTTCCCTCAAAATGCGTTATTTCATAATCGCATATAGGACATTTTATCAAAGCATCATCTTCATCAATTTCGTGAGGAACGAAGTTTAAGGTAATTTTATCGTCGAGTAATGACGAAACAGGACATTTGAAATATTTTGCAATTTTCTTAATCATATCAATGTCCGGCTCTCTGCGACCATTTTCCCACATACCTATTGTACTCTTTGCAACACTAAGTTCTTTTGACAATTGCTCTTGAGTAATATCATTTTTAATTCTTAGGTCTTTAATTTTTGTAGAAATCATAAAAATCACTCCTTGTGAACATAGTATCACGTTTTGTGAAAAATGTCAATAAAAAACTTTGTGTTTTGTGCAAGTCCACGAATTGTGCATAAAACTGTTGACAAGTCTGCAATATGTGATATAATATCCACAGAAGGAAGACAGAAGGAGGTGAAACAATGTCAACTACGATAAAAAAATACAGGTTAAAAAAGGGGCTTACTCAAGAAAATTTGGCTAATTTACTGAATGTCAGTAAGTCTACTATTGGAATGTGGGAAACAGGAGCAAGAAAACCCGATATCATAAAGCTGAAGAAATTAGCTGTAATATTAGACTGTTCAGTTGATTCCTTACTCAGTGAAATATGAGCTCCTAAAAGAAACTATAGCAACAACCGGAGGAGGTGAGGACATGAATCTGAGGCATATAAAAGAAAAAATCGAGGACAAAATGCTTGACCCCGATTTTACAAGTAAAGTATCATTGGCAGTTTCTATTGTGTCTCTTGTCGTTGCCGTACTTGTTCTGTATGTAAAATTAAAATACAGAACCGTATAAAGAAACCAAAGATATGAGCAACGATAAAATTGAAATGAAAATAGCTGCCCAAGAGCGAAAATTTGAAGTCTTGAAATCTGCATAGTCTTCACAAGCAATTGTGCCGCTGTTGGTAATAACAAGCTCAGCTGAACACTGGCGACTACCGTCACGCATAATTTTGATTTGCTTATGCTGTAGAAAACCTTTTTCCAAAAGAATGTCGGATATGTCATTTTTAATGGCAAAACCGTCGCTTTTGTAAAATTGTTTCAAGAGCTTATATTCATCACGGGAGATGTACAATGATTATCGCACCTTTCTATTTTTGTTTTCATTGTATCACAAGCGGAAAGGTTTTGCAACAAACAGGAGGTGAGAGCATGGAAGCCAACATTGAAAGAGAGTGGGAAGAAAAGTACAAGCCTGCTATTCTCCGGCATAAGAAAGTGCCAAAGGAGATAGTAGCCGATTTGCTTGACGTATCAACACAGACGGTTGATGATATGCTTCGCTCGGGTGATTATCATTTTGGTATTGCACGGCATTGTGCAGGCGGTAAATACAAGTATGAGATTCATCCATTGCGATTTATAGCGTGGTACGAAGGAAGGTTACTTTAATAAGGAGGTAAAAATGAAAATATCTAAGATAATTGCCTGTATACTGTCCCTGCTCCTCAGAGCCTGGATAACAGCCTCTGCGGCAGTAATGATGTACATACAGATGTCGGTGCTGGCGTATGCCCAGAGAGGATACAAGGCTATCGGCGGCGAGATGTTACCCGTAGCAATAGTCGCTGTTGCGGTCTGGTACGGGCTGGGATGGCTGATGAAGGTATGGTATAGGGATATGATAGGAGGTGGACATGATGACAGATCTTGAGCAAATCGCCAAAGAAGCCACCTATCACGGCATGACGTATGGCGAGTATGTTGCCTGGAAGGCGAGAGCCACAATTGAGCAACAGCAAAACTACCGCCGGGCAAGGCAGGTGGCGGAACTTAAGAAAAAGAGAGGTAAGAAAAAATGAAGTTTAAAGTTAGCACAACGGTTACTTCCTATAAAGAGGTAATGGCAATTGTTCAGGCACTTGCCGGCGTTGTAAACAATATCAATGTAACAGACTGTGAAGGCGAGGAGGACGAAGACGATGTATAAATGCGAGCGTTGCGACTGGACAGGCTCGTCCTCGGAACTCGGACATTACACCGAGTATCGAGGAGAATGTCACGGCGCACCTGCGTGGGAAACATTACCGTGTTGTCCGGAGTGCGGATATGATGTTGAGAACATCGAAGAAGAGTAAAAAAAAGAGCTCCCGTAAGGGAGCAAAACAAATATTTATGCAAGACCAGTATAACACTGGCAGGAGAAAAAGTCAATATGAGTATCAAAGAAAAACTTACAGCTGAGCTGACAGACGCAAAGCTCGGCAAATACGAAAACGTTGTTAAGCCCTATGTGCTTGACGAAATCTGCATTTTTGCAAAGCAGAACAGCGAATTTGCACAGGCTATAGAGCAGTCGGACAAGTCTTTTGCCGACTGCCTAAAGGCAAGCGTTGCAGGAGCTAAGGAACACATATCCGATCTCGATTGTTACAAGCGTGCTGTAGCGTTTTACTTTCCCGGTGCGGATATAAAATGCACTATGACGCTTGATCTCGGTGACGGCGGATTCAGCAACAGCAAAACTTCCACAGCAGCAGACAGCGGCAAGCTACAGCTTGACCTTGACAGCCTGCTCGACTTCTGAGGTGCGGTAATATGAAAAAAGAACGTAAGGAACTTCTTATGCACAGCTTTCCGGCCGCTACAGCAGATCAGATGAGCAAAATGGAAGGCAAGGGAGCGGCAAACTACATAATATTTCTGACACGTGGTGCGGAATTGTTCGCAAGAGGGTATCACAGATATTCTAACGGTTATATCGTCGAGCGACAGCGCTATGTGTTTGCAAAAGACGGAGCAGTAAGATACGGTAGCGAAGACGGTAAGCGGTGGGACATTCGCTCAGAGTTTCGTGAGCCGGTCTTCTGCTCAGCTTCATACGGGTATAGCTTCAACAACTCGTATAAAATCATCAACGAAAAGGCGATAAGCCGGTCGGATATGCGATACAGTCAGTACGATAAGTATGCGGGAGATCTGCTGATGTGCTATCTGGACCTGTACTGTAAGCATCCGAATCTCGAATATTTGCTGAAGCAAGGTTATGACCTGATTCAAAAAAATTATACAGGCTTTTGGGGCAATACGGCAAAACTTACATTGCCAAGTTATATTAACTGGAAAAGTAATAATCTTCTTGAAATGCTCGGCCTTACAAAATCCGAGTTCAAAGCTCTCAAAGGGCAGGAACACTTATACGGCGCTTACAGGATAAATAAGGAGCATTTTCCAAAAGTGACACCGGAAGACCTGATACTTATATCTAAAGTCTTTGACTATGAATACGGAACGCTGAAACGCTTTTTAGACGCAACCGGCGCAACGCCGCAAAGAATAACAAGGTATATCGAAGAAAACGGCATATTTACAAGAGATTACAGCGATTATCTTGACCAGTGCAAGCGGCTGAAATACAACACTAAAGATACTGCGATATGCTTTCCGCATAATTTTGAGGCAATGCACGAAAGGCTGTCGGTAACTATCAAGTATCAGCACAATAAAGCGGTAAGAGCGGAGTTTGCGAAACATATCGAGGAACGCAAACAGCTTGAGTTTTCTGACGGTAATCTGATGATAGTACAGCCAAAGCAGCTGTCGGATATAGCTTACGAAGGTAAAGCTTTAAGCCATTGCGTCGGCGGATATGCCGAAAGGCACGCAAAAGGCGCTCTGAGTATAATGTTCATCCGTAAAAAATCCGAGCCGGACAAGCCGTACTATACAATGGAAGTCTCAGCGGACGGAAAAATCGTACAGGTCAGAGGAAAACGAAACATAGCACCGGGCGAGGACGTAGATGCACTGATTAAAGATTACAAGACACATCTTGAAAAGATTTTCAGCGATAAAAGGAGGAAAACAGCATGATAATTCCCGGACTTCGCACACCGCCTGCGGATACAGAAAAGGCGGTAACAGACGATTATGTCAAGGCAGTAAATCTTAACTACCATATTAAAGCGGCGGCACAGGTAGCACAACAGAGCCTGTATGAGATGTGCAAGGGCTTTAAAGAGATGAGGGACAGCAAGCTCTATAAAGAGCTGGGGTATAACACTTTTGAGGATTACTGCGAAAAAGAAACTCAGATAAATAGGCAGAACGTCTACAAATACATAAAAATTGTGGAGAGCCTTCCTGCTGAATTTGTCTCCTCGGGGAGACAAATAGGAGTTAAGAAACTCTATCTTTTATCTTCCCTTTCTGAAGAAGAACGTACAGAAATAACCGAGAACACCGACCTTGAAAACACCTCCGTCCGTGAGCTTGAACAGCAGATAAGGCAGATAAGAGCGGAAAAGGATAAGGCGGTAGCCGATAAGTCGGCCGCCGAAGCCGAAGCATCCGCCGCCGCTCAGCAGGCAAAATCACTTGAAAAAGCCAAGAACGCACTGTCACAGCAGATAGCGGCGCTCGAAGCCGAGATAAAGGAGCTTGAAAACCGTCCTGTTGAAGTTGCTGTCGAGCCGGCTAAGGACGGCGTTATGGACAAGACAGCGTTTGATAATATCTGCAAGACTTATGAGCAGCAGCTTGACAAGGTGCAGGAGGACGCATTACAGGACACTATCCGCTTAAACCGTGAGCATACTGAGCAAATGAATAACCTGAAGGCCGAAAGCGAAAAGAAACTTGAAGATCTCCGCAGTCAACTTGAAGCCGCTAAGCGTGAGCAGTCAGAGCTTACGGTGAGCGTACCCGACAGCAAGGAAACATTTAAAGCGTACCTTGCAACAGCTATTGATGCGGCAAAACGGCTCTGCGATTTCATCGACAATAATTCCGCAGACAGTAATCACGAATTATTCGTGACAAAGGCAAAGCAGTTTTTCGAGAAAATGACGGAGGAAATATGAGCAGTACATTATATGATATAACCGGCAGGTTTGCCGAACTTTTCGATGCGTTTGACGCTATAAATGACTACGAACCGGACACCAATGCTGACGGCGAGTATATAGACGATGACGGCGAGGTCATTGCTGACCTTGAAGCATACAAGGCCGATATGCTGACGATGTGGTTTGACACTCTCGAAGGCATCGAGGGTGAGTTCAGTGAAAAGGCCGAAAACGTCGCCTGCTTCATAAAATCCCTTGAGCGTGAGGCAGACAGCCACGAGCTTGAAGCTAAGGAACAGACGGCAAGAGCAAAGACAAAGCGCAAAAAGGCAGAGTTTCTGAAAAAGCGTCTGTTACAGGATATGCAGGCAATGAGACTGAAAAAGGTCGATATGCCGAGAGCAAAAATAACGTTCTCAGAGGGACGTGACAGTGTGGTTGTTGACGATGAGCGGCAGTTTATTGACTATGCCGAAACATTCAACGAATCGCTGATAAAGTATAGCAAACCGACCATATGCAAGTCAGAGGTCAAGAAGCTGCTCGACAGCGGAGAAAAGCTCCCTGCCGTACATCTTGAGAAAAAGCCGTATATAACGATAAAGTGAGGTAGCTATGAGCAATATATTTACACCCGTAACAAGAAAGAAATCAAAGGCGAGAATTGCGGTCATGGGACCGTCGGGAAGCGGTAAAACGCTTTCGTCGCTCTATCTCGCAAAAGGCATAACGGGCAACTGGGGCAAGGTTGCCCTTATAGATACAGAACACGAGCGTGGCAGATTCTATGCCGATCGTCACGATCTCGGCACGGGAGAATTTCTCTACGCCCCGCTTACACCGCCGTATTCGCCCGAAAAGTACATAGAGTACGTCAGACAGGCGGCTGAGGCGGTCGGGGAGGACGGCGTAATAATAGTGGACAGCTTTTCACACGCATGGGATAACGAGGGCGGAGTGCTTGACATCAAATCACAGATAGCACAGCGTCAGGGAAAGAACGATTATACCGCATGGGACGAGGCAGGAAAGATACAGAACAATCTTGTCAATACCATACTGTCGGTCAACTGCCACACAATCATTACACTGCGTACCAAGATGGGCTATGCTATGGAAATCAACGACAGGGGCAAGACCGTTCCTGTCAAGATAGGACTTGCGCCGGTGCAGCGTGATAACACCGAGTATGAATTTGACATAGCATTTCAGATAAACCGTGAGCATATCGCAAGTCTTTCAAAAGACACAACATTCCTCGATAAGTGGTCGGGTGTTATCACCGAAGATTTAGGTGCTCAGCTCGGCGCATGGCTCAGCGAGGGTGCAGAGCCCGACAGATGTGAAGAATGCGGCGCCGTCATTATGCCGACACCTAAGCATACGGTAGCGGAAATGGTTGAAAGCTCGGTTGCAAAATTCGGCAGAAAGCTGTGCATAGCGTGTGCAAAGAAGGAGGTCGAAAAGCAGAATGCCGCTAAGACCGTATCAGAGTGAGCTTGTCGAGCAGACAAGGCAGGCGTGGCGTGAGGGTTATCACGCTCCCTGCATTGTTCTCGGGTGCGGCGGCGGTAAGTCGGTGATAGTAGCAGAGATAGCACGGCGGACTACATTCAACGGGAAAAAGGTATTGTTTCTTGTACACAGGCAGGAGCTTGTTCAGCAGATAATAAGGACGTTCATACGCTGGGGCGTTGATATGAACTACTGTGACGTGATGATGGTGCAGACGGCAGCACGGCGGATAAAAAAACTGTCAAAGCCTGCGCTTATCATTACAGACGAAAATCACCACAGCCTTGCGCTGTCGTACAAGAAAATCTATGACGCTTTCCCCGATGTGCTTCGTGTGGGGGTAACGGCAACGCCTGTCCGCCTGAACGGTGACGGTCTGGGTGATGTCAACGACAAGCTGATAATCGGGCCGTCTACCAAATGGCTTATTGATCACAACTGTCTTGCACCGTATGACTACTATGCACCGTCCGTAGCCGACTTATCGGGGCTTCATATCAAAATGGGCGAGTTTGTTACGGCGGACGTTGAAAAGGCAATGATCAAAAAGGCTGTATTCGGTGATGTTATCGGATACTACAGACAGCTTGCAGACGGTAAGAAAGCCGTCTGCTACTGCTCAAGTGTTAAGCACTCGCTCGCTACCGCCGAAGCGTTCCGAGAAGCAGGCATAAACGCCGTACACATTGACGGTACAACTCCCGATGCAGAGCGTAATCGTATTATTTCGGATTTCAGAGCAGGACGGATAACGATACTTTGCAATGTCGATTTAATATCGGAGGGCTTTGACGTTCCCGACTGCGAATGTGCGATATTGCTCCGTCCCACTCAATCTCTTACGCTGTACATTCAGCAGTCAATGAGATGTATGCGCTATCGACCGGGCAAGCGTGCGATAATTCTTGATCATGTCGGCAATTACGCACGCTTCGGAATGCCCGATGATGACCGCCTGTGGTCGCTTGAAAAGCGCAAGCGCAACATAAAGAAAGAAGCTGCGGAGAATGCCGAAAAGGTGAAACAGTGTCCCGAATGTTACTATACATTCGGAGCGCCGCCGCCCGGTCAGCCCTGTATCTGCCCTCACTGCGGATATGTTTTCCCGGTAAAGAGCCGGGATATAGAAACAAGCGAAAGCACCGAGCTTATTCATATCGAGGGCTTCAGGCTGGATTTCAGCAGTCCCGATGATTGTTCGTCCTATTCCGATCTGCTTGCATACGCAAAGAAGAAAGGGTATCAGAGGGGCTGGGCGTTTTACGAAGCAAGAAAGAGAGGTTTTATCTATTGACAGAAGAACACAGTATTCAGAATGCTGTCAGACGTGCGCTGTCCGAGAACGGTTGTGTGATATTCCGCATTAACGTCGGCAAGGGCAGAACATTTGACGGCAGATATTTCGACACGGGCGTACCGGTCGGATTTTCAGACCTGTTCGGCGTAAGGCAGTCGGACGGAAAGGCAATATTCATAGAGGTAAAGACAAAAACGGGACGTATTCGCCCCGAACAGAAGAATTTTATTGAAAAAATGCGTCGTTCGGGTGCTGTTGCAGGTATATGCAGAAGCACAGAAGACGCAATAAGACTTATAACGGAGGATAAATAATATGGCATTTTCACAGAACAATTCAGCGGCTACGAGTGCGCTCAAGCCCGAAGGCAGATATGAAACGATAATCACAAGCGTAGACGAGAAAACATATAAGAGCGGCAGTACATCGCTGAGCTTCAGACTGACGATAAGGAATGATATTCCGGAGCAGAAATACGGCAACGCCTGCCTGTTTTATCAGATATGGAAGGCTAAAGAACCTACAAAGGAAGACCTTGCGGTAAACGGTTATACGTTCGGCAGACTTATGGCAGTAGGCAAGGCCGCAAAGCTCACTGACGGCAAGGAATACAAGGATCTTGCGGAATACTGCGACGATCTTGTCGGCAAGTGTGTGATAGCTGTAGTAAAGCACGAAACGGACGATAAGGGCACCACAAGAGAAAAAGTAAGCTATCTTGAACCGACACAGCACCCCGACTGCAAGCATAAGTTCAAGACCGCCGTGACCGCCGATACCGTATCAGCGCCGAAAAATGAGAGCTTTGCGGCAACCGCAGCAACGGAAGCAGTTACGGAAGATGACGGTGACTATCCGTTCTGATGGGGAAAATAATGTACGAATATATTCCCGATGAGCTTAAAAAGCTCTCAAACTGGGTGTGCTGGCAGGCTGTACCCGATGAGGCAGGCGGTAAGATAAAAAAACTTCCGATCAATCCTCATACGGGCGAACTTGCTCGCTCCAATGATCCATCCACATGGTCGGATTTCAATACGGCTGTAGCGGCTTCGGCAGGTTTCGCAGGCGTCGGATTCATGTTCGGAAACTGCGAGTATTTCGGTGTTGACATTGACGGAGTGGGTGACGAGATAGCCGCATTCAAAACCGGCGAAAACAACATTATCACCGAATTTATAACAACTCTTCAGTCATATACCGAGCTGTCGCAGTCCGGCAAAGGCATTCACATAATCTGCAAAGGAAACCTGCCGAAGCAGGGGCGCAGACGAGGCAATGTCGAAATGTACGAAACAGGCAGATTTTTCGTTATGACGGGCAATCCGTGCGCCGAATATATGGATATAAACGAATGCACAGAGGCTATTAAGGCGTTGCACGAAAAGTACATAGGCGGAGGGCGTGAGCCTTCCGCTGTGCCCCGTGCTTATGCGCCGGCACTTCCGGCAACCGCAAATGATATTATAACTCTCGCCGGAAAAGCAAAGAACGCACCACGCTTCAATGCACTTATGCAGGGCGATTATTCAGGATATGTGTCACAGTCTGAGGCTGATATGGCGCTTTGCAATATGCTTGCGTTCTGGTGCAGGTGTGATGCGGATATGATGGACTGTATATACAGACAGTCGGGGCTTATGCGTGAGAAATGGGACAGACGGCAGTCGGGCAGTACCTACGGTGCAATAACGATACAAAAAGCCATAGCCGACTGTGAAAAGGTATACGAACCGGCACAGAAATCACCGCAGTTTACGGCAAGGTTCACAGGTGAAAGCTCTGTTGTACACGCAAAGCTCGATACAGCACAGGACGAGCCTGTAAAGCTGTACACGTTTGACGATACAGGGAACGCAGAACGGCTTATAGACTTATTCGGCAAGGAGATCCGCTACAGTTATACAGACAAGCGCTGGCTGTATTATGACGGCAGGAAGTGGTGCTACGACAACAGCGGAACAATAGAGCGCATAGCCGATAAGGCTGTACTTGCGATGAAGGCAGAGGCTAAGGCATATGAGCAGATGGACGCTGAGGACGGCGGAGATATGGCAAAGAGCTTTGAAAAACACCTGAAATCAAGCCGAAGCAACAAATCGAAATCTGCAATGCTGAAGGAAGCACAGCATCACGTTCCGATAGTGCCGGCACAGATGGATAAGTACAAGATGGTGCTTAATACTCCGAGCGGTGTTCTTGACCTGAAAAGCGGTACGCTGAGTGAGCATAAGCCGGAAGCATATTTTACCCGTATCACGTCGGCGGAGTACACGAGCAATGCCGACTGTCCGCAGTGGCTGAAATTTCTTGACGAGATATTCGGCGGCGACAAGGACCTTATACGATATGTTCAGAAGGCGGTCGGCTATTCGCTGACAGGCTCAACGGCGGAGCAATGCGTATTCTTCCTGTACGGCACGGGCAGAAACGGAAAATCAACGTTTCTTGATATTATCCGTGCAATTATGGGCGACTACGCAAGCAATATCCAGCCGGAAACAATAATGGTACGCAGTAATCAGAGCAGTGCCATAAACAGCGATATAGCACGTCTTAAAGGCGCAAGGTTTGTTACGTCTGTAGAACCTAACGAGGGCGTGCGTATCAACGAGGGTCTGCTGAAGCAGCTTACAGGCGATGATATAGTTACTGCCCGCAAGCTGTACGGCGATGAGTTCGAGTTCAAGCCCGAATTTAAATTATGGATGGCGACAAACCACAAGCCGATAATCAGAGGCACAGACACAGGTATCTGGCGCAGAGTGCATATGATACCGTTCACTGTACAGATACCCGAAGAAAAGAAAGACCCACGTCTTAAATATAAGCTGTGCCGTGAGCTGCCCGCTATCTTCCGCTGGGCAGTAGAGGGGTGCGTACTGTATCAGGCTGAGGGACTGCATATGCCGAAGGCGGTAGTCGCTATGGTCAAGGAGTACCGCAGAGAGATGGATGTTATCTCCGCTTTTGTCGAAGACAGGTGCACAGAGGGCAAGGACTGCTATGCGCAGGCTAACGTGCTTTATGCGGCGTATGCGCAGTGGTGCGATGACAATAACGAGTATAAGATGTCAAATACGAAGTTTGGTGTTGAATTGTCGAAAAAGTATCCTAAGGTGCGAGCAAAAAACGGTAATTGTTACATCGGAATAGCTATAAGCTGAAAGGAGGGTGAAGGGTGGTGTAGGGCTTAAGGGTTTTTCTAACCTTTCATACGGAAAATGAAAAAAATAAATATATATAAAAGGTGTTGGAAAACGGGCAAAACCCTTCACCACCTTACACCGAATGATTATGAAGAAGATAAATTTCAATGATCCGGCAACATTTGAAAAGCTGGAGCATATGGCATACGAAAACACGCTTGATTATACCGACTTTCCGCCTGCCGAGTATAAATACTTCGATAAGCTGTCACAGCTCGGCAGTATCTACCGCAGTGGTCAGCTTCCGAAGGGACTTTGCAAAGAGCGTAAGGACGCATATCTTTGTGATTATCGCAAGGACGCAGACAAAACACGGAAAAATCACGAGGCAGAGGTCGGATACCAGGAGAATATACGAAGGTCGGACGAGCTGAGATGTGAGATCAACAGCACAAGAAATCACGATGTCAAGCTGATGCTTGCACTGAGGTGTATCGAGCTGATGACCGGCGAGGAAGGATTTGAAAGGAGAAATTTAAATGATTAAACATTACTGCGAAATATGCGGCGAAGAGATCGCAGGTATACGGATTATGGAGGTATAGAGGATGGAAAAGTTTGATAAGCTGAACATCGAAACGCTTGGTAAAATTATTGATCAGTTTTTGACCGAAAACGAAGTAAATATGCTGATAACGCTTCCGAAAGGATCCTTAGATGCGCAGATACAAGAAAATATAAAACTCGGAAGCGTAGTACGGTTTTATATTTTTCTGAACTGCATAAAGCCGATAGTTGAAGAATTTGCAAAAGAAGCAGAAATCGACAAAACGTCTGCGGAATGGGAAGGAATTGTCGATACATATCTTGCTATGATCAAGAAAGAAATAATTGAAGGAGGAAAAATATGAGTGAATGGATAAGCGTGGAAGATAGACTTCCTGAAAAACAGTCGTGGAATCACATCGCCATCCTTGACACAAAAACAGGCAGAATCAGTGTAGAGCAAGACTTATATGCTATTGAAACGGCCGAAAAATTTAAGCAGAAAAAAGGGTTTTGCAAAGATGGAAGATTTAACGGCCGTGAAGTCGTCATTGCTTGGATGCCGTTTCCTGAACCGCCGATAAGTAAGCAGGTAACGAGTAGTAAACGCAAACCCGCAACGGAAACCTGCTTGTTTTGTGGGCAAGTAATACCGAAGTGGATAAAGTGGGAGGACAAGCTTCCGCCGGATCAGGAAGAGGTGTTAGTATGCACTGTGTCACAAAAAGGAATACGAAACATCGATAAAGGATATTGGTCTATCGATCATTTTATCCATAGAGGGCGTGCACGGGTTACTCATTGGATGCCGCTTCCAGAAGCGCCTAAGGAGGAAACATGAAAGCCTGGATTGTAAACGAAAAATATGAAACAGCTTCTGCAGTTGTTTTCGCCGAAACACGAGGTAAAGCAAAAGCGCTCGCATTATGCACAAGCAGCTGTGAGGACGCAAATTTCTGTGATATTGAAGTCAGCCGAGCACCTGAAATGGACAAGTATTACGCTGAGGGAAAAACAGAAATGGACTGGTCAGATCCGAAAGACAGAATTGCATTGGTGAAAGAATGCGGATTTTACTGTGAAGAGCCGATAGCAGAAGATTGCAAAGACTGTCCTGCAAAAGATTTTTGCGATGAGGCAGTGCAGAAAGAGGAGGAATAAATGACAAAACAAGAACTACACAGCATCCGTTCGCTCCGTGACGAGATAAAATTCTGGGAACGGGCGCTTGAGCGTATAAGAAATAAATCTCCTGTCGGTTCTCCGCAGTTTGATACTATACCCTGCAACAGCGGAATAAGCAACAGGGTACAGGACAGAGTGGAAAACACGAGGTCGATCGAGGAAATAATAGCGGAGAAAAAGGCAGAGCTTGAAGCGAAGGAGCGTGAGCTTATCGAGTACATAATGACGGTTGATGACAGCCTTGTGCGCAGGGCTATGTATCTGCGCCACGTCTGCTGTAAAAGCTGGAATGCCGTTGCTATGGATATAGGCGGGGACAACACAGCTGATACGATACGGATGGCTCATGACCGCTTTATCAAAAGAAATCTGTAAGGCTGTTCGTTTTGTTCGTTTTTTCTGTGGTATTATGTAAAATAGAAAAAAAACAAAAAGTGCTTGACAATCAAAAACGGATAGTGTATAATGATAAATATCATAAGCGAGTAGAAAACATAAAAATACCAGGCAAATGGATGCCTGGTATTAGTCAAGCTTAGTCGCTTGTTTCGCTGTAGAAGATGGTGTCTGCTACTATCACTTTTACGTCCATGATCGGTGTTTTAGGGTTGTCTTCATTAAGCCCAATCCACGTTGTAAGGATAGGAGTTGGAACAAGTACAAGAATGACAAAAATTTCAACAAACTTTTTTTTGAGCTTTTTCAAGCATTTCTTGTTTGTGAGAAACGTTACGAACGCCTTTGACAGTTTCCTACTCGCTTTTGTAACTTTGCTTTTCGATTTTTTGCGTTTCATAATAAAGTACCTCCTGTTTAAGATGAATTTATAATACAAGTATTATACATAACATCGCACACCTCCTTTTGCTGTTGTTTGCCTCTTGGCACTTATTATTTTAACACAAATGCTTGAAGATGTCTATAGACATCTTCAATAAAGCTTTCTATTAAATATTGTGAAACATAACCAAAAAATTAAAAAATGTTTCACTAAATTTGTTTAAAACGCCTAAATTTATATTTGAACGCCTGGCACAGTTTGAGTGTCGGGCGTTTTTATTACCCATTATCAGAAAGGACGGTGTTACCGTGACCGAAAGACAGAAGAAATTTGCCGAATATTACGCTCAGTGCGGTAACGCCGCTCAGAGTGCGATACAGGCAGGATACAGCAAAAAGTATGCAAATACTAATGCTTCAAAATTACTACAAAATACTACAATTACGGAATACATAAAACAGCTCACCGAAGACGCCCAGACTGCACGCATAATGACCGCCCGTGAACGTCAGGCGACACTTTCCGATATAGCTAAGGATAAGCAGAACGAGCTGTCGGACCGTATCAGAGCGATCGACACGCTGAATAAGATGACGGGGGAGTATGTGGCTAAGATACAAGCGGAGGTCAAGACCTCTGAAAAGCTTTCGGACGTTTTCGCTCAGATAGGCGGTGAGGGGCTTGACGAGTAGTTTTCCTCTGTCACAAAAATATATCGACTTCATCAACAGCGTGCATAATGTGACAGCGGACTTTCTCGAAGGTACTACCGCCTCAGGAAAGACAACCGTCGGCGCAGGCGTAAAGTTCATGCGTATGGTGTCGGCAAGTAGAAAGAAGCTCCACGTTATCGCCGCAAAGACAACCGGCAAGGCAGAAGAAACGATTATTCAGCAGGACAACGGCATTCTTGACCTTCACGCAAACGCAAAGTATTTCGGCAACGGCGATAAGGATTATAAACTGCCGCATATCAAGTTTGAGGGCAAGATAATCTATGTTCTCGGATATGACAACAAGGATAAATGGCAGATGGCACTCGGCGCTCAGTTCGGGTGCGTCTATATCGACGAGATAAATACCGCCGATATAGAGTTCGTCCGTGAGATGTCTACCCGAAATGATTACCTTATGGCTACCCTGAACCCCGATGATCCGGGCTTGCCGGTGTATAAAGAGTTTGTCAACCGTTCACGTCCATACAAAAAATACGCCTGTGATGTGCCGGATGAAATAATGAAAGAGCTTACGGAAGAACCTGTGCCGGATTGGCGGTACTGGTTCTTTACTTTTCGTGATAATCTTTCGCTGACCGATGAGGACATACAACGAAAAATGCTTGCCGCCCCGAAGGGTACTAAGCTGTACAAGAACAAGATACTGGGCTTGAGAGGGCGTGCAACGGGGCTTGTTTTCGATTTACAACCCCGTAATATAATTTCACTCGGTACGGCACAAGGCTTTAAATTCGAGCGGTTCTCGGCGGGTTTAGATACAGCCTACTCGCAGTCTTCACCTGATACGATAGCATTTACGTTTGTGGGAATCACGACGGACCGCAAATGCGTAACGCTTGACGAGGAAACATACAACAACCGTGACCGTCAGATACCGCTTACACCGTCCGATATTCCGAAAATCTTTACCGATTTTCTTGAAAGAAATCGCAAGCTGTGGGGCTTTGCGAAAGATGTCTACATAGACAGCGCAGATCAGGCAACGATACTCGAATGTCAGAAGTTCAAGCGGCTTTCGGGAAGCCTGTATAACTTCATACCTGCGTTCAAGAAAACGAAAATAATCGACCGTATTCACTTGCAGTCAGCGTGGCTGGCGGCAGGTGATTTTTATATCCTGGAACATTGCAAAAATTACATAGCGGAGCTTAACATATACAGCTGGAAAGAGGATAAGGCAGAGCCGGAGGACGGCAACGATCACTGCATAAATTCCTGCCAGTATGCCTGGCTGCCGTTCAAATCACTTATAGGGAGCGTGAAAACAGATGAAATTTGACATAGGAGAGAAAGTCAGACAGATGTTTCTGAACTGGCTCAATATAAATCCCGCATCGGAGCAAACCTTTGTCCTGAACGAAAGAACGGGGCTTATGGCGGACATTCTCCGGGCGAAGCTGTGGTACAGGGGTGACGCTTATGAGCTGTCGCAGTTCTTCAAGCAGCTCGGCTGCGGCACAAATTCTTTCTGGGGGAGCGTTCCCGATAACGAGAAAGTCCGCAAGATACACAGCGGCTTGCCTGCCATTATAGCCGATACGCTCGCCTATATCGTTTATTCGGATATGGACGATATAGCGGTCGAGGGCGAAAAAGGCAGAGCGGCATTTGAGGATATATCGCAGAACACGGACTTTACCGCACTTGTCGGAAAGGCAATAGTAGATACGCTCGTTGAGGGTGACGGCGCTTTCAAGATTTCGGTCGATGATACGCTGTCCTTAACGCCTATTGTTGAATTTGTGGGAGCCGACAAGATTGAATATTGCTATCTGAGGGGTGTCCTGTCAGAAGTTATCTTCCGCAGTGCCCACGAAGACGGCAACAGGATATATCAGCTTGAGGAGCATTACGGCAGAGGGTACATTGAAAGCCGATTGTACGACCACAGCGGTCACGAGGTGAGCCTTGACAGTGTTCCTTGCCTTGCCGGCATAGAACAACGAGTAGAGTTTGCCGGGGATTATATAATGGCTGTACCGCTGAAGTTTTACGCTTCTAAGAAATATCCGGGCAGGGGCAAGAGTATATTCGACGGCGGTAAATCCGATTGTTTTGACGCTCTGGACGAGGTTATCTCACAGTGGTGGGACGCAATCAGAATGGGACGTGTGAAGCAGTACATACCCGATAATATGATACCACGCAATGCCGAGAACGGCTCGGTCGGAAAGCTCAACCAGTTCGGCAACAATTACATCACGATAAGTCAGCCGTTACAGGAGGGCGTTACCCCGAAGATTGAGGTAGTCCAGCCCGACATAAAGTATGATGCATTTGTATCATCGTATACAAACTGCCTGCTGATGTGCCTACAAGGACTTGTATCGCCTGCAACACTCGGTATTGATGTCGGCAAGATGTCAAGTGCGGACGCTCAGCGAGAGAAGAAGGATGTAACCGGCAACACCCGGAACACAATAACGACAGCGCTTGAAAAGGCTCTGCCTGAGCTTGTGTCGGCTGTATTAAAAACATACGACAATATGCAGGGCAAAGCCCCCGAAGAATATGAGGTAAGCGTTGATTTCGGTGAGTACGGCGCACCCGACTTTGACAGCCGTGTAGAAACAGTCGGCAAGGCAAGTACCTACGGCATTATGTCGGTCGAAACGCAGGTCGAGGAGCTGTGGGGATCATCAAAAGAGGACGAATGGAAAGCCGGTGAAGTCAAGCGTATAATGCAGGAAAAGGGGCTTGCCGATGGTGCGACATCTGCGGTAGGTGATGAGCTTGCTTAGTTTCAGAGATATTGCAAAGATATTTGAAGAGATAGAGCTAAGGCTCATTGCTTCGCTGAAACGCAATCTTTCACGGCACAAAGCCGAAGAAGAAAAAGAAGGTTTTGAATGGTCTGCGTGGCAGGCTGAAAAGCTCAATAACATTGACAATTTCCGCAAGGAGAACGCTCAGATAGCGGACGAATATGTAGATGTTATTGACGATGAAACCCGACAGCTTATGACGGATCAGTTTCACGAGGGAGAGCATACAGCGGAGCAGTCGGTCATTGATGTTTCGGAAAGCGGTGTCAATGTTCCCGATGTTCCGGCACAGCCTCAGCCGCCCGAAGCGCCGACAGCTATACCCGATGATCACTTTTTCGGGGTCAATAAGCCGAAGATGGATAAGCTGATGGAAGACGTAACAACGCTTGAAAAGACCGCCCTTACCGCCGCTGTGCGTAATATGGACGATGTTTACCGCACAACGCTGAACAAGGTACAGCTTATGATGGGCACAGGCTCAATTACGCTTAATGAAGCAATCGACCTTGCCACAAGGGACTTCCTCGACAAAGGCATAAACTGCATTGTATACGCAGACGGCAGGCGAGTTAATATTGCCGATTATGTGCGTATGGCACTGCGCACAACGTCCACAAGGGCAACATTGCAGGGGGCGGCTAAACGCTTTGCGGAGCTTGGATATGACACTGTGCTTATATCGCAGTACGGAGGTTGCTCAGAAACCTGCGAGCCGTATCAGGGCAAGGTTTATATTGATGATGTGTTCACGCTGTGGAGCGGACAGATAAGCGGCGACTTCGGCAAGTCAAACTACTGCGACAAGTGGTTTATGCTGTTGTCTGTGGCTATCCGAGGCGGATTGTTCCACCCGAACTGCCGTCACACTATGGGACAGTACATAGATGGGCTTACAAAGATACCTCAGCCGATTCCTGCCGAGAAGATACGGGAACAGCGAGCACTCGAAGAAAAGCAACGTACTATGGAGCGTAAGATAAGAGCACTCAAACGTAAGGTAGAGGGCACGCAGGACGAGAAGAAGGTCAAGGAGTATAAGCGTAAGCTCCGAGAGGAACAAGGCAAGCTCAGAGAATTTATCAAAGAGCATGACGATGTTCTCCGCAGAGATTATTCAAGAGAGAAGATCTACAGCGGTAAGGGTGAGCCGAAGCAGACAGCCCCGAGAACGGAAGAAGCGCCTGTTAAAGCTACCGATACCGAAAGCAAAAATCCTGTTCCGACAGATAAAGAGCCTAATATTCTTCAGCCGGATAATAACGTTTCTGAACTGGAAAATAACGTTTCTAAGCCGGATAATAACGAAAACACTATGAATTTTGTACAGCCTGAGCCTATAAAGCCTGTTCAGAGTAACGAAGACACAGACGATACGCCGACTGCGGTTGTGCCTGATGAATCCGATGAAACTGCCAAAACGACAGAAAGCATACAGGAAACTGTAAAACAGCCTGTAAAAGACATTCTCGCTTCAGAGAGCAATAATATTGAGGCTACTGCCGGCGAGCTTGAGAAGTCAGAGGAAGCTTATACTAAGGTTATAGTTCCAAAAGCGGACGATAAGGTGCAGAGTTATCGCCCCGTTGTTCTAAATAAAAATGATGAGGTTACATTTACTCGTGATTATGAAGTTAAAGCTCACAAAGCCGATAACACACAGAATGCCATTTACGTTTCTGAGAATGTAAAAATCAAGCCTAAGAAGTTACATCAGATAGACAAAAACATATCAGAAGCAGTTGATAAAATGGAAATAACAGAAAGAGAAAATCTTCCAAAGATTATTGTTGTCAGCCACGAGGATATGGCTACAATGGATGTTGCTGTATATCGTGCCATCGAAAATCAATTGCTTATTTGTGAAGATATGACCGTTTATAAACCACAGAATATGCCAATCGTCATGGAACAGCTTGCATGTAGTGAAAATGATTTGAGCTCATATGTTCATGAGTTGTATCACTGGATGGACGCAGAAACATACAGAAGAGAATTCGGAATCGTTACATCCGAAAATTATGATGATTATATAATGTTTATCAACGGCAAAGCAAAGAATAGACTTGACAAATTAGCCGCTAAGGGATATAATATTATTGTTAGCAAGTACGCATCAATTCAGCATGATAAGCGTAAATATTATGAAACGTATACTGAATTCCGAGTTTTTCAATTGTTAAGAGGAGTGATAGGATGAGAGTTTTAATGACGCCTAATATAGCTAAATTGTACGATGAAGTTAAGCCTTACTATGACGAGACTTTTCATCTTGTTGCGGATGCACCAAAGGAAATAAAAGAGAAAGAAGCCATCATACAGAGCTATATAGATTTGGAAGAAGCTAAATCAGAAAAAATGAATAGATAAGAACCGCCCACAGCAGTGAGCGGTTTTCTTATACCCGTGTGCAATCAATTGCACAACCAAACTTAATAATTTTACCGCTCCTTTTGGAGCGGTATTTTTATACCCAAAATCAAAGAAAGCGAGGTAAAACAATGGAACCCGAAAAGAAAACTCCCGAAGAGGAGAAGAAGCCCGCTCCCACAGCGGAGCAGAAGGACGAGCCCAAGCCCGAAGAGAAGCCCGCCGAAAACAAGCAGACGGACGATAACGGTATGGCAGAGAAGCCCGATGAGAGCAAGGCAGAGGACAAGAAGGACGATAAGCCCGAAGAAAAGGCGGATAAGCCCGAATCTGAGCCTGCACCCGAAGCTCCCGATGCAAAGGACGAGGAGATTTTAAGGCTGAAAACACAGATAGCCGCAATGTCGCTCGGTGTAAAGCCCGATTGTATGGACGATGCTGTGGCTATTGCCGAAAGCTACGTCAAGTCCGGCAAAAGCGAGGACATCAACTCGGCACTGTCGGCGGTAGTCAAGAAATATCCCGATATGAAGGCTGACGGCTCAGACGGCAAAAAGCAGGGCGGATTCAAGGTCGGTGCAGGCTCCGACAAGAATGAAAAGCCCGACAACAGCAGACTTGATAACGCATTCGGTATCAAGAAAAAGAAGTAAGAAAGGTAAGGTGTAAAAATGTCAAACACAATCAACTATGCTGAACAGTATACCAATCAGCTCAGAGAGCTTTACGGTCAGGAATCAAAGGCCGACGCTCTCTATCACTCAAATTCCGATATTCAGCTCAAAGGCGGAAAAACAATCAAGATACCCACTCTGTCGGTATCCGGCTATAAGGACCACACAAGAGCATCGCTCGGCTTCCCTCAGGGTACATACGAGAACAACTACGAAACAAAGACGCTCGATCACGACCGTTCTATCGAGTTCGTAGTAGATCCTATGGACTTTGACGAAACCGATACCGTTGTATCACTGGCAAACATTCAGAGCCGTTTCGACAGGACGCAGGCAATCCCCGAACACGACAGCTATACATTCTCAAAGCTGTATGCAGAGGCTGTAAGAGTGGGTGCAACAATAAAGCACGACAAGCTCACGATCGAGAACGTCCTCAAGGATTTTGACGAGAATCTCAAGACGCTTGAAGATAAGGGCGTACCCCTCGACAGAATGATACTCTATGTCACCGCAGACTATAAGACGATACTCAAGAACGCAGAGGGTATTCAGAGAACGCTCGACATCAAGAGCGGCGGCGGCATCGACAGACGTATCCATTCCGTTGACGATATAGGCAATATCGTTACAGTTCCCTCAGCTCGTTTCAAGACCGTGTACGATTTCACGGACGGCTGTAAGTCCGGTGTCGGCGCAAAGCAGATAAACTACATTCTCATTGACCCCGAATGCCAGGTGTCAAGAGATAAGTACGCATATATACATCTGTTTGCTCCCGGCTCTGACAGCAGAACGGCAGACAACTATCTGTACCAGAACCGCAAGTACAACGGTACATTTGCGATAGATCACCTGTTTATTGACGGCTGTATCATGAATGTATCTGCTCTGACGCAGACATTCACAGGTAACGGCTCGACAACTGCATTCACAGTGACCGACAAGCCCGAAAAGCTCATCGGCGTAACTGTGGACGGTACAGCGACAACAGACTACAGCTATGACAAGTCATCGGGCGTGATAACATTCAATACCGCTCCCGGCAACGCAAAGGCTATAGTCGTAACATACTAAGGAGGTAACTATGGTAGCAATAAAGGCAAACAAGCAGTATACTATCACGGAAGCCGAGAAGAAGTCATATCTTGCACAGGGGTATGACATAATCGGCGATAACGGGGCTGTGGAGCATTCTCCGCAGGCTACCGTGCCGTATGCCGAATATGAAAAGGCTCAGGCGGAGATAGCAAAGCTCCGTGATGAGCTTGCTCAGGTAAGGGCGGCAAAGACAAAAAAGGGTGAGGCTTAATGTACCTCACTTTTGCGGAATTTCAGACCTTATGCCCCGACAGTACGATAACCGAACAGCAGTACAACGCTCTTGAAAACAGGGCGGAGAGCGACATCGACACACTGACCTTCAACCGCATAACGGCTATAGGATTCGACAATCTGACAGCGTTTCAGCAGGATAAGGTAAGGCTGGCACTGTCACAGCAGACAGCATTTGTTTTTGACAATGCTGAGCTGCTTGACAGCCCGCTCAGTTCCTATAGTATCAGCGGTGTGTCAATGTCATTTGACAGCTCTAAGGTTATAAATTACTGCGGTGTCACTACAACACGGCAGGTTTACAACACGCTGTTGCAGACAGGCCTTTGCTACAGGGGGTTATAATGAAATATCCGAAACTTGTACCCGAAAGGGTTTGTACAACATCTTGTACCGTTTATCGTACAGACGGACTTAACCGTGACGGTTCAAAGAAACGGACGGCCATATTTGAGGGTAAATGCTTCCATTCGGAAAAAGCACGGCAGAAATTATCCGCAGAAAAACAGCTTATAACGCTGTCTGGCGAGGCTCTTTTCTGCGGGGATATTGCCCCGGACAGCCCGATAGTTGACGGAGCTGTGGAGATAGGTGGCAGAGAGTACAAGATATACGGCTCGGAAAAGGCTAAAAACCCCGACGGGACGGTAAATTACACAAGACTGGAGCTGATATAGTGATAAAAGTAACCGTAAAGCTTGATAAGGCTGCAATAGCAAAGATTGAAAAAGCAGTGCTTGACAGTGCGCAAGCGGCGATGGAGCAGGTGGTTACCGAAGTACAGAACACAGCACCGCTTGACCAGGGCGACCTCATCAACGGCATATTTGTTCGTTCGGAAAAAAGCGGTAATACTGTCATCGCCACGATTGACCACAGTGCTTTATACTCTCGGTATCTCTACTATGGCAAGCTGATGATCGACCCAAATACCAAAAGTGCTTGGGCAAAGAGCGGTATAAAGAAAGAAGTGACCGACAAAAAGTTGAAATTCCGCAACGGCAGGACTGATCACTGGCTTGAGCCGTACATAACAGGTGACAAAAAGGATTTTGTCAAAAACTCGTTCACAAAAATATTTAAGGGAAAAACAGGCGTATGACGTTACTTGAAACAGCCGATATGCTTGCTGATGTTCTCGGCATAGAGAATGTATACGCAGGCTGTATAGACGCAAATAAGGATAAGTGTATCGGCGTGTATGCGTCAAAAAACACCTATCCTAAGAAAATCAGCATAGGCGGTAAGCCTTGCACGAAAACACTTGAAAAGCACATCAGCGTACTGATACACTGGACGGACAATCCGACTACAGCCGAGAGTGCGGCAAACGAAATACTTGATAAGCTGACCGATGTACACGGCTATACTGCCGGGGGGCACACGGTCGGCTTTTTGAGTTGCAGTGAGGTGCATAACGCAGGCAGAGATGAAAGAGGTATCTGCGAGTACGTTATTGATGTGACGGTTTATTACGAAAGGAGTAATTAACAATGGCTAACAAAACAGGAGTATATCCCGTATATGAAAATCAGTTCAAGATTGACAAGACAGGCGGAACAGGTGCGACAGCCGAGAATCTTGTAACTATTGCCGATATGGAGAGCTTTTCGGTTTCCATTGACGGCAATGTCGAGGAGTGGAAGCCGTTCGATCAGGAAGGCTGGACAAGAAGACTTGTGACAGGTAAGGCGCTGACCGTCAGCGTATCCGGCAAGAGAAACATCGGTGACGCAGGCAACGATTATGTTGCAGGACTTGCACTCAAAACAGGCGCAGACAGCCACACAACTGTAGTGTGGACGTTCCCCAGCGGCGCAACGCTGACAATACCGTGCGTTATAAACGTGACGGAGTGGGAATCGGGCGATTCCACAGCGGTAGCACCTCTTGCGTTTGACATCATGTCGGACGGCAAGCCCACATTTACAGACGCAAAGTAAGGAGATAAATACAATGGCTAAGATGTACACACTTGATGAAAAGCTACTCGTAGGCGTTCCCGAAATACGCATCGGAGAAAAGGTCTACAAGGTAGACGATCGTGAAAAGACGGTCAAGAAGGTAATGGCGCTTTACAATAACGGCGATAAGAAGGACATTGAAAAGATTGACGAGATGTTCAAGCTGGCGTTCGAGCCTGCCGCCGCTAAGGAGATAAGCGAAATGAATATGCCGTGGGCGGCATATCAGAAGCTGTCCGAGATAGTAATATCCGCCATGACGGGACAGGAAGATACCGAGCGATTTCACGAGTAATGAAGTCTGGTACGACATCGAGTATGACCGTGAGCTGATACGTCAGTCGATAGCAAAACAGTATCACATACTGCCGTCCGAGCAGGACGATCTGCACTATTCTGACTGGCTGAGCCTTGTATCCGGCATTATGAATGATACTCCGCTCGGTCAGACAGTGCGGATACGAAGCGAGGATAACAAGGAGATGCTCAAACACTTTTCGCCGTATGAAAACCGCATACGGCGGGAGTGGGCGGCATTCAGAGCGAAGAAACAGCTTGCGGAGAAAACTCCAAAACAGATACAGAGCGATATAACGGCTCTTGAAATGATGATAAAAAAGGCATTCGGGGGAGGTGAGTAAATGGCTGACGGAAACGGTGCGTCAGTAGGCACTATCAGCCTGTCGCTGATAATAGACGCAGAGCTTGACAAACAGCTTTCGGCTTTACAGAAAAGCATACAGTCGCAGTGGGATAAGGTCGGTGAAACCGCTGAAAAGGCACTTGCCGACAGTGTGGAAAAAGCCGCCGATAAGGCTGTAAAGCCTGTTGAGGAAGTCGGCAAGGCTGTAGAAAAGACCGTGACGCAGAGCGTTGAAAAGGCTGTGCAGAAGGTCGAAAAGCCCGCCGAAGAGGTAGGAAAGACGCTTGAAAGCTCTATATCCGAAAGTGCCGAAAAGGCTTCCGAAACTCTGGAAAAGGCGCTTGTCGAGCCTGTAAAGGAAGCGGAAAAGGAAGCGGAAAGTCTTGGCAAAGCGATAAATAACAAGTACGAGTTCGGGCCCGGTTATAGCAAAGAAGCTATGGATTTCGTGAACAACTATCAGCCGAAAAGCGATAAGAAGAAGTCCAAAGAAAAAGAGGAACTCCCCGAAATTGATGTCGGCAGTTTTGAAATTCCTTCCGAACCTATCGACCGTCTGAACAAAAGTCTTGAGCTGACTAACGAAAAAATAGAGCTTGCACAGGAGAAGTGGAAACAGCTTAACAGAGAAATGGCGGCAATGTCTGATAAAGACATGGCAGGCGAAAAGGGCAATGCCATAATAGAAAAAATAAACGCTGTTGAAACAAGTATGCTGAAACTGCAGCAGCAGTCCGAAGCTACTAAAGCCAAGATAGATAAGGCAATGCAGGCGGATGCAGAAGCCAAAAAGCTGGCTGAAGCCGCACGGCAGGCCGCCGAAGCGGTAAACAAGATACCTGAAAGCACAAACAACATAAATCTGCAATCGTTACCTGTCATAGCGATGCTGATAGACAAAATGCTGCAGGTTAAAACAGCGGTAACAGAGGCTGCTGCATCAAACGAAAAAGTGCAGAGTGCGGTAGAAAAAACTACCGCCGTACTGGATTCGGGGTGTAAAAAGATTGAGCAGGTGCTGGAAACGGCCGATAAGGCGGCAAGCAAGATAATACAGCCTGTTTCAAAGGTGAAAAACACGCTGAAAACGGTAGGCACGGCGGTAAATAACTCGGTCATTGCTCCTGTGAAAAAACTGGCTTCCTCTTTTGCAAGCCATTTCAAAAGAGCGGAAAAACCTGTTGATAACCTTGAAAAGTCGGTCAAAAAAGTAGGTGCTTCTGCTGAAAAATCGCTCGGCAAAGCAAAAACTTCTGCCGGTGGATTCGGCAAGACAATAGGCGGACTTGGTAAAAGTGTCAAATCCGCACTTAAATCTACGTTTCTTATGGCAGGGCTTTATGCGGCGTTTCGTGGCATAAAGTCAGTAATGTCGGACGCTATCGGTGCAAACGAGGAGTTTGGCAACAGTGTAAAGCAAATAAAAGGCAATCTTCAGGTTGCGTTTACGCCTATAGTAAACGCTATCATGCCGGCGCTTAATACATTGGCATCCGGACTTGCCACAGCAACAAAAGCTATAGCGAGCTTTATTTCGGGGCTGTTCGGCACAACGTATAAAAAGTCGCTTGAAGCGGCAAAAAAGGTCGAAGCTGTCGGAAAAAAGGCTAAGGAAAACAGCCGTTTCCTTGCAAGTTTTGATGAGATGAATGTTGCTTCAAAGGACGAGAGCGACAGCTCCTCCTCTGATCTCTCTGCACTTGACAGCGAGGGCGATAAGACAGCCGAGGGTATCGGAAATAAGATTCGTGAGCAGATTAAAAAGGGGTTTGCTCTGCTGAAAAAGCAGTTTGCAAACGTCAAAAAGTATTTCGACACAAATTTTGCTCCGATATTTGCGGAGATAGGCAAAAAATTCGCACCCGTTATAGAGGGCTTCAAGGATAATATGAGCAAGGCCTGGAGTGATATGGCAACTCTTGCCGAGCCGTTCAAAAACTATTTTACAAATAATCTGACTCCGGCGCTTCAGACAGCGTTTAAGTCAATCGGAACGATAGCTTCGGGGCTTGGAGATACGTTTAATCTTGTGTTCGGTCAGCTGTGGGATAACGTTATTTTCCCTTCGCTGAACACAATGATAACAACCGTGTTACCGTTGCTGACAGATCAGTGGACGGCGACCGCAGAGGTTATGACGACACTCTTTGAAACCGTCAAGACAATATTCGACGAGGTTTTTGTAACCGGTGTTATGCCGATACTGACAACCTTGCAGGGCGTATGGAGCGATTTGTGGATAACCTCGGCAAAGCTATGGTCGCAGTATGGCGAACCGATGATGGAAGCTATTCAGTCGCTTATAACTTCAGTCGGTGATACAGTGCTGACGGTCTATAAAGAGTGGATACAGCCCGTTATACAGTGGGTATGTGACCTTATAAAATCCCTGTGGGACAAAGCAATAAAGCCTGTCTATGTAAAGGTCGTTGCCGTTGTCGCAAAAATCGTGGATTGCGTAAAAGCAGTATGGAATTTTCTAAAGCCGTTTGTCGATTGGTTCGTGAAAACGTTGGGGCCCACGATAAAAAATGTACTGGCGGCGGTCAAAGGCGTTTTTGACACTGTATTTACCGCTATCGGCGATATAATCGGTGGTATTATTAAGACCTTCGGCGGACTGATAGACTTTATAACAGGTGTATTTTCAGGAGACTGGAATAAGGCTTGGCAGGGAATATGCAACTTTTTCAGCGGTATCTGGAACACAATCTGGGGCGTGATCAAAGGAGTTATCAATCTGATAATCGACGGTATTAATATGCTCTGGACGGGTATCTACACTGTAGTAAAGGGTATAGTTGACGCTATCGGCGGTGTGGCAGGCGCAATAGGCGATTTGTTCGGTCAGGACTGGCATTTCTCAATGCCTGAAAACCCTCCGCTGATACCTAAACTTGCAAAGGGCGGTCTTGCGTATGCGCCTACGCTTGCAATGGTCGGTGATAACCGTAATGCAGGAACAGACCCAGAGGTAATTGCGCCTCTGTCAAAGCTCAAGGACATCATCGGCGAAGGCGGAGATATGACGGAAGTTGTACTTCTGCTCCGTGAGATACTGGAGTTTCTGAAAGGTCTTAATCTTATCGCTAAGGGTGAGGTTGACGGTAAAACGCTTTACCGGTTGATAGTACGTCTGAACAAGGAGAATACATACAGAACGGGGGTAAATGCACTTGGCTAAAAATCTGATATGGGTTAAGGGCGTTCTGCTCCCGTCACCTGATGTTGACGGCTATAATGCCACACGCTGTAAGACGTGGGAACCCAACACCGGCAGAAATGCCGCAGGAACAACCGTCGGAAGCATACTTTGCTGGAAATACAAGATAGAACTTAAATGGTCCTTTCTTACAGAAGCGCAGGTGAAGAGCCTGCGCAGTCTGTTTGAGAACAAGCCCGATTACTTCGCCGTGAAATTTGACTATGACGGCGAGTATAAGGAGATAACCGCTTACAGTACAGATCTTTCCGCCACAGGCAAGCTGTACGCAGGTAGCGGATATTATTACAAGAGCGTATCGATAAATCTGATAGAAAGGTAGGTGATAGCTTGTACACAAATGTTTCGGATGAGTTTAAGACGGCATTGAACAGTGCAGAACCAGTCTACTGCTGTAAGCTGGATTTCGGTAATAATGTAACGGTGAACGATCTGTTCAGCGTAAGCTATTCGGGCGGATCGTGCAGTGAGAGCATAGTGCCGGGCGGAACTGTCATAGCAAACGCAAAAGTCGAGCTGACGGCACTTTCTGCGACGGTCAGAAAGGGAAGCACTTGCACGTTGTATTTTGGCGTGAACGGCGAATACGCCCCGCAGGGAGTGCTTACGGTAAAGAAAATTGAGAAAAGCGGAGAACGGTTGTCGGTAACGCTTGAGGATAACATGGCAAAGACGGAAAAAGGCTATTTTTCAAGCCTGTCGTATCCGTCCACAACGCTGAAAATGCTGTCGGAAATTGCTACAAAGTGCGGCGTTGCCTTTAATACTTCGGGGCTTACGGCGGTAACGATAAAGGACAAGCCGGAGGGCTATACCTGCCGTGAAATAATCGGAGATATCGCAGGGCTGTACGGCAAATTTGCCGTTTGTGACCGTACCGGCAAGATAGCGTTCAAGTGGTTTGATACTACGGCGGTGCAATTGTCCGATTTTTGCTATGATACACCCACAGTTGCTACCGACGATATTACAGTCGGACGTGTGGTGTGCGGAGATTTTACAGCCGGCACAGGCACTGCGATAACATACGATTGCCTGTTTATGACTCAAAATCAGCTGAACACGGTGCAGAAGTCATTAAACGGATTTAAATACCGCACGGGTGAAATCCCGTTAAGGCTTGGCAATATGCTGATAGATGCGTGGGATATGGTGAGCATAACCTACGGCGGAGAAACTGTGAAAATTCCTGCCGCTACTATTTCCGTGGCATATAACGGCGGCCTGTCTATGACAATAGAAGCACCGGCTGAAGAACAGTCTGCGGACAGCGGCGAAAGCTATAAGTCGCCTGCACAGAAGCAGGCGGAACGAATAACCGCAGATATAATCAGTGCAAAACAAGCATTACTCGAAAAAGCGGATATTACAGAGCTTAATGCACAGATTGCAAATCTTGAAAACTTCTATGCCGCAAAGGCTGATATTACCGAGCTTTCCGCACAGATAGCCACGATTGACAATCTGACGGCTAAGAAAGCAGATGTTGAACAGCTGTATGCAAAGAAAGCGGATATAGATGAGCTTGTGGCCGATACGGCAACGCTTAAATCACTGAAATCCAATGTTGCAAACATAGATGTTCTGCTGTCGGGCAAAGCCGGCACGGGTGAGCTGACATCTATAAAGCTGACTGCCGAAAATGCGGAAATAGCGACTGCGCTGATAAAGGACCTTACAGCCGCAAACTTCCGGTCAAAGACTATCGAAACCGATGATTTTACGATAAAATCAAGCAGCGGAAAATTGCAGATAGTCGGAAACACAATACAGATCAAGGATGTAAATAATACCGTGCGTGTCCAGATAGGCGAGGACGGTAAATCCGACTATGGCATTTACGTTACCGATGCAGGCGGAAAGATAATGTTCACCTCTTACGATGGCTTGCACGAAGACGGCATAAAGAGCGGCATTATCAAAAATGATATGGTAGCTGATGATGCACATATCAGTGGCAGTAAGCTGGATATTTCGAGCGTTATTGACGGTATCAACGCCGATAACAGCACCTATCTTAATACAAGTAAGGTTGTCATAGACGGAACATCTCAGACGATAAATGCAAAATTCACGGAGCTGACTGCAAGCATAGGCAGTATCGGCACTCGTACTTCCGCTCTTGAAAGCAACCTGTCGGGCTTTCGGACAACAGTGTCGGAAATATACGCCACAAAGTCAGCGGTTGACAGTATACAGATAGGTGGAAGAAATCTGCTGTATGACAGCACGGGGAACATCAAAAACGGCTGGAGCGGTAACACTATAATAACGGTTGATGGCGGAATATCAGGAAATAGCCTTGCAATATCCAGAACCGGCTATTCCGGCAATGCACGATATTTTGGCACGAACAAGAGGCACTTTCTGACAGATTTCGAGGTTGGCACAAGCTACACTCTGTCGGCGTGGATAAAGGTCAGAAGCGATGTAGAGCTTGACGCAAGCGGGTATGTAATGGCACGATTTCGCTCGGCAGATGATAAAAAGCTGTATGCCCTGTCGCTGACGGTGAGCAGTCAGACAGAAAAAGACAAGTGGATTTACTACGAAAAGACGTGGACGATAAATGACAGCGACATAGCGAAGCTCGAATGCGTGGCACTTGCGCTTGATAAAAACGGCATGATTGAGGCTTGCAACATCAAACTTGAAAAAGGTACTAAGGCTACAGACTGGTCACCTGCTCCCGAAGATACCACAGCCGAAATAACATCGTTATCAAGCAAGCAGTCAAGTCTTGAGCAAACGGTAAACGGCTTTAAGGCAACTGTTGAAAGCACATATGCGACAAACGACAGCGTAACGCAGAAGGTTTCCGCCGTAGAGCAGAAAGCCGACAAAATATCGTGGATTGTAAAATCGGGAACATCGGAAAGCAGTATGGAGCTGACAAGCAAGGCCTTGGATATTATTGCGGAGACCAAAATCAAAGGTGATGTGATTGTGGGCGGAGTTATCAAAAGCGGCAACTATGATGTTGCAAAAGGCGCTGGTATGAAGCTGACGCTGGCAACGGGCGAGTGGGACAGCAAATACTTCAAAGTAAGCAGCACCGGCACTATTACAGCTACGGGTGGAACGATAGGTGGATTTACGATAAGCAATAATTCACTGTATAACGGGCTGGACACAATTAATCACAAAGAAGGAACAAATGAAACGGCTGGTGTTAATATCAGCGTTTTGGGAGGTTTTTCTGCGTATAACGGGGAATACGGAACTGAAATGAACAATGGGCAAATACGGTTCTATTCATTAGGTAGAGAGCTTGGGTATATTACTCCGGGATCAACTGATTTTAGTGACTATAGCAAAACAGGAATAGGCATAGTTGCCACCAATCAAATTGGTGGTGCTGGATTATACGGACGAATAGATTTAGGCTACAAGGATAAGATGAACGGCAATACCTATATTGCAGCATACAGTGTGTGTTGCGATGGTAAAAAAAACAGTAACGATGGATTTAATTCAACTTTTCACATTAAAACTCGCTTTTCAAGTGGCATAGACGTTTCGGATATTTATTTCAGTTACGAAAACAAGACTATTTGCTCAATTGGTATTGCGGGTTACTATGGGGTAGGTGGCATTTCTCCCGATGTGTACAAATGGTTGCCTGTATTTAACGATTATGTTGCATTCAAAAGAGGCATCCTTTTCGATTCTTCGAACCCGTCATTAATTTATCATGGCGCAAACAGGTTGCTGGCGTGTTCATCATCAAAAATTGTGGTTGGCAACTCTAACTTAGCTTTATCGTTGATAGGTTCATCGCTGACATCTTCAAGTACCATATCCGTTTCATCCGACGCCCGTATGAAAAACCACATAGCCGACTTGCCGAGCAAATCTGAAAACCTTTTTGATTATCTTGACGGAAAGTCGTTTTTCTATAACGGTGACAATTCAACCGCTAAAAACTACGGCTTTATCGCACAAGATGTTTTATCCGCTTTACAAAAATGCGGGCTTTCGACAGACGATTTTGCAGGATTCTGCGATATAAACGGCGATGGCAGTCAGTACGCACTTGCGTATGAGCAGTTTATTCCGCTGATGTGGAATGAGATAAAAAGATTAAGAAAAGCACTAAGCGAAAGGAGTTAATTATGCTTAGAAGTAACAAAACAACACAGTTTGACGGTACAAGCTATATCACTGACGGAGAGGGCAACGAACAGACCGTAGCGTATTTCAGTGCTACCATAAGGGCGGATAAGACCGTAACGATGAGCATGACAGTATCGAACGCCGAACTGTATGAAGAAAACAAAACCACAGTCAGAGCGGATTATACGGAGTTTCAGACCGCAGTATATGCCGCCCAGGACGCAGAGTAAGGAGAAGCTATGAAGTTATCAACTGTAGTAAATGCAATCCCCGTCATAAGCAAGCTGATGAGCAAGAAACTGCCCGTCATACAGTCGTATGCTGTGGCAAAGCTGGCACGGAGAATAGATGAGGAAACGAAGCTGTATAATGAGCAGAGGCAGAAGCTCTTGCAGAAATACGGCGAGCAGGATGGCGAGAAGTACGTTATCCGCCCTGAAAACGTAGATGTTTGCAATGAGGAGCTTGAGGAGCTGCTCAACATTGATGTTGATATACCCGAAAAGATTGATATTCTCTCGACGAATGTCACTCTGACACCTGCCGAGATGATAGCAATAGAAGATTTTTTAGCCGAATAGGCAGAAAGGACGAAAAAATGAGCAAGATACAGATAATTATTGACAGCATAGCAGGTGCTGTCGGAGCGGTTTTAGGTTTTATGTACGGCGAGGTTACGGGGCTGTTTTGGGCACTGATTGCGTTTATGGCGACCGATTACATCACCGGCGTTGTCGTAGCGGCTATCAACAAGCAGTTATCCAGTGAGGTAGGCTTCAGAGGACTTGCTAAAAAGCTGATGATCCTTGTGTTTGTGTCGCTCGGACACATAGCGGATATGTATGTTTTAGGCGGTACGCCTGTGGCTATGTCAGCGGTTATGCTTTTTTACATAGCGAATGAAGGACTGTCGATTATCGAAAATGCGGGCAATCTCGGACTGCCCGTGCCGAAGAAGCTGAAAGATATAATGGTTCAGCTGAAGAAGGAAAGCGAGGAAGAATAATATGAGTGGAAAGTACAATTTAAAGTATCATGTGCTGGAAAGCAAGTCAGAGTATTGCACAGCCGATTACGGCACAAGAGAGCCATCTTACAGCACACATCACGGTATGGACTTTATCAATGACGCAGGTCATGCCTGCAATGCAATTGCCGTAGCAGACGGCGAGGTTGTCGCTATGCAGGATTTTGTTGACGGCTTTAGTGATACATATACAGCAGGCAACTACGTCCGCATCAAGCACGAGAGCGGAGTATACAGTCGTTATCTGCATCTGGTCAAGGGCAGTGTAAAGGTTAAAGTCGGTCAGAAGGTTAAAGCCGGCACGGTGTTAGGCACGGAAGGCAATACAGGTTACTCTTACGGAACGCACCTGCACTTTGATGTGTTTGACGGTACGCAGTATGTAGATTCTCTGCCGTACTTGATGGGCGAAAAGTCTTTTTATAAGGCAAAGAAGCCCACAAGCACAACTGTTACAGTAGGAAGCAAGGTCAGGGTAAAGGCAGGAGCAACATTTTCGGACGGTGCAAAGCCTTTTGCGGAAGTCTACAACACTGTCTATGATGTACAGCTGCTGTCACGCAACGGAAAGGAAGCCCGTATCGGTATTGGTGATCAGTGGACAGGCTGGATATACATATCAGATCTTTATCTTGCTAATCAGCCGGCACCGTCAGCAGATGCTGCTAAGGCAGTAAAGGTTGGTGGTAAAGTTAAGGTCAATGCCAGTGCTACTTTTTCTGACGGCACGGAACCGTATCCGTTTGTTTATACGACGATTTTTGACGTTATCACGATGTCAAAGGACGGCAAGGAAGCGCTGATAGGTATCGGTACTGATGTTACCGGATGGATGTACGTTAAGGATTTAAAGGCTGAATAAACAGTTATCCCCCGGCGGAGCAAAAAGGCTCTGTCGGGGGATTTTTTGTTGGACAATAATTACGCCATTTGTATGATTTTTGACAATTTTACAGGCGCTATAAAAACGTGAAATAGCACAATTTCAGCGATTTTAACGGACTTTGACTCCGTCACTCGTGGGTTCAAATCCCGCTATCCCAGCCAAATAGCGTTTAAACCGCATAACAATGCGGTTTATTTTTTTACTACACGAAAATTACACGAATTATTTCAGAAAAATTTTATCGAGTACACTTACAGCACGTTCTTCTTCTCTCGGATATCCGAAGATGTAAAGGCACTTGAAAAGATTGAAAATCTGTGGAGAGACACCTTGACAGCGGCGGTTAATAATCATGCTGAGATGACCGGCGTAAAAGAAAACACCGATACGGAGAGTAGCGGTGGGGTGAAATATTCAAAAGCAGAAAAAACGCTTTGACAAAAGAAGAATACAAGCGTGCAACAGCTGCATTTATGAACGGCGATACAAGTGCAATAATTGAAGATTGTGCTATTCGTGTAACGAATAAAAACGATGTGTACAAAATTAAGATTGTATGTTATAATTTATTTGACGATGGATTTGAGTTTCAAATAACAGAAGTTTATCAGATAGAAAATTACGATTATAATATTCATAGCGAAAACGAAGATCCAGCGGTTATAATTGCGAAAGGAGTAAGAGATGGATACACGCAAAGAGAAATCGAGGCTTTATTACAAAACAATAAATTTGATGATGGACAGATATTCAAAAGATTCAGTCCTCAAAGCGGCAGATATTATAGGCTCAAAAAATCTACTGGACGAGGTGAACGTGTTAGTGGAGGAAAATCTTCCGGAAGTGGACTTTATGAAGAAACTGAACAATCTGAAACAGAAAGCAAATTAAAATTTTCCCTTTCTGAATCTGTCGAGGAAAAGAACGACCTTATAGCTGTGCATAATATCTATGCGAACAAGATAAGTAAATCGTTAAAGCTTGGTGGTTTCCCAATGCCCTCAATAGCAGTCACAAAAGCTGATATGGGACACGAAAATTACGGCGAAATATCGCTTGTATTCGATAAATCCACCATTGACCCGAAAACCGATAAAAGGAATAAAATCTACGGTGGGGATGCAAGCCTTATTGATAAACCAACAATCATAAATCAAAATTGAAGCAGTTGACAAGAGGGATTTATTATGCTATAATATTTAAGCTGTATTCAGATAATAGCAGTATCGAGGTGTAGCGCAGGTGGTAGCGCGCCTGCTTTGGGCAAAAAACGTGAGCGCTGCCGGTGGCAGAAAAAGCGAGCGTTTTTAGGCGCAGCGGTCGGAATGTCGAGGCTCACTATTGAGCCGAAGAGATTACGGGAACCGCAAGAGGGCGGACAAAGCAGGGAAGAAAACAGAGATATAAGATTAAAAGTTGATATAAAAATATCGAGGTGTAGCGCAGGTGGTAGCGCGCCTGCTTTGGGCAAAAAACGTGAGCGCTGCCGGTGGCAGAAAAAGCGAGCGTTTTTAGGCGCAGCGGTCGGAATGTCGAGGCTCATTATTGAGCCGAAGAGATTACGGGAACCGCAAGAGGGCGGACAAAGCAGGGTAGAAAACAGAGATATAAGATAAAAGTTGATATAAAAATATCGAGGTGTAGCGCAGGTGGTAGCGCGCCTGCTTTGGGAGCATAGACGGTGTTCGCACCGTGCAAAAGCGAAAACCGCCGAAAACCCTTCAACCGTGCGGATTTCGGGCGGTATGGAAAACAAAAAATAACGGTCAAAACCGTGCCTGACCACAGATTTGACCACCTACACGACCACAATTGAATAACTATCGGGGTGTAGCGCAGTTGATAGCGCGCCGCATTTGGGATGCGGAGGCCGCGAGTTTGAGCCTCGCCACTCCGACCAATTTTTAAGCGATTTCAGTATTTTTTACTGCAATCGCTTATTTTTTCAGAATGAGTATTGACAAATAAAAATTTTCTGATATAATTTAATGATTTATCACTAAAGTGTTGAATGGGTGGCATGGGCGAAAAGGAGAAATATAAAATGTACAGAATTGTCGATGAGTCAGAATGCAAAAGGTATCGCTCTGACTGTTCACATGTCTTAAAAAAGACATGTGCCTTACTTAAAGAAAAATGCATTAACGCCCAATTTACTCTTGTTGGCAGTGGAGCAAGAAATATGGTTACACGAAACGGCAATGGACCGTTTGACCTTGACTACAACCTTGAAATAATTAAAGCTCCGGACGAATATTGGAATGATCTGCGTCATTTAAAAAATACCGTTCGTATTTTGCTTGATAAAGCCGAAGGATTGACTTGCTTTTCCGAATCACAAGATTCAACTTCATGTTTGACAGCTCTGTTACATTTCAAAGATGAACCTGCAGTTGAATTTAGTTTTGATGTTGCAATTGTCGCCAAAAATTCTGATGGAACACTGTGCAGGTTGATTCATAATAAAAATGTCTGGGAATACGGTAATGACCAGTATGTTTGGAATGAGGTTCCAAGCTCTCACAACATAGCGCAAAAGGTAAAACAAATCAAAATCAATGATTTATGGCTTGATGTAAGAGAGCGATATATTTATCTTAAAAATCTATATTTATCTCATCCGTTAGAGAAAGATCATCCGTCATTTATTGTTTATGTTGAAGCTGTCAATCAAATTTATAATCAATATTTTAATTAGCGACTGTATTCTTTGTCTACTGCATCTCAAATCTTGACAGAGTGACTTTTTCGGTCACCCTGTCATTTTCTCTTTTTCCGCCTTGATTTGCGCCTTGACCTGCACAATCATTTCCGCGAGCTTTTCTTCGCATTCCTCGCGCGTTTTCGCATAGATATTGTGGCTTTCCCGCTTGCCGTAGGCGTTGGTCGGCGTGTACCGTCCTTCATACAGGTGGTCGTTAATCATCGTGACACAACCCGTCCCGGGCTTGCGTATTTTGGGCTTGTACGGCGTGAATTCGACCGGGGTGGTATCTTTCCTTTCTTCCCGCTTCATCGTCGGCATACGGGCGTCTGTGCCGCCGATTTTGCGGTCTATATGCACCGCCGCCTGCCTTTGCATGGTATCGGTGATATGGCTGTAAATATCAAGCGTGGTTGCAGATGACACATGGCCTATAGTTGCCGAAAGAGTTTTCACATCCATACCGTGCTCCAGCGCCATGGTCGCAAATGTGTGACGCAAATCGTGAAAGCGCACCTTTTTACAGCCTGCCCGTTCCAAGATCAGTTGTAACCGTTTTCTAACCGACGACGGATTTCTCGGTCTGCCGTTATCCGTCGGCGACGGAAACATCCATTCCGAATCCACCGTTTCTTTATACACTGCGAGAGTTTTGAGGAGTGACGGCGGCAGAATAACAGTGCGTATTGAGGCTTTTGTTTTCGGCGCTGATATAATCACCTCTGCCTTGATGATATATACCTGCCGTTCAATGCGAAGCTCTCCTGTTGCGAAGTTGAGGTCGCTCCATTTGAGCGCCAATATTTCACCGCGCCGCATTCCCGTGCCGAGCTCCAGCAGAAAGAGTTCATAATAGCCTTCTTCCTTTGCTTGATGCAGAAACCGCAGAATCTCGTTTTGCGTGAGCACCTGCATCTCCCGCGCTTTTTTCGGCGGCAGTTTACAGCCGACGGCGGGATTGGTGCGAATTAAGCCCTCCTGCACCGCCCGCTGTAAAGCTGTGCGGCAGTTGGCATGTATCCCCCTTATCGTTCTGTCCGAAAGTCCCTTTCCGTAAGTTTTTGCATGCAGTTTTCTTCCGTCTGTCTTTTCCTTTGCGTAGAATTGCTGTAAATCCGACTGTGACAGCCTGTTCAGCGGAATTTTTCCGATTTCGGGAATGATATGATTGTAAATGCGGTTTTCATAGTCGGTTCTTGTGGTAATACGGAGTGTGTGTCGGCAGTAGGTCTGATACCAGAAGTCGATCCAATCCCCGAACGGCATATCCGGCTTGATTTTATCGGAAGAGCGTCCGTACTGTTCTTTCAGCGCTTCGAGCTTAGTGGAACATTCTGTTTTTGTTTTCGCCGTTACGCATTTTGTAATAGGCAGGCTTTTCTCATTGTACCCGACAACAATTCTTCCTTCCCACCGGCCGTCTTTCCGCAGGCGTAATGTGCCCTCACCATTTTTTCTTTTTTTAGCGATTGGTATCATCTCCTTCAAGCATAATCTCATCCATAAAGCTCCCCACGATAGCGGAAGCGTTTCTCTGCATATCGGTGGTCACATGGGTGTAGGTGTCCAGCGTAAAGCTGGCGTTGGTATGCCCGAGGATTCCCGACAGGGTTTTCGCATCCACGCCGCCCGCCAGCGCGTGAGTGGCGAAGGTGTGGCGCAGATCGTGGAACCGAATCAGCGGAAGCTCCGCCTGTTTTAACAGTGTTTTTAATCGGTGGTAAGCATAGTCGGGGTGCATCGGTTTTTCGGGCTCATAGATATTCGGGAATATCCATTCGCTGACTGCCGTTTCTTTTCGCTTCCGCAGAAGTTCCGCAGTGCTCGGCGGCAGGACAATCGTGCGCGTTCCCGTCTCGGTTTTGGTTTCGCCGATATTCAATCCGCCGCCTTTCCTTTTAGCAACCGAGCGCCTCACTTTCAGCTTTCCGTTTTCCGCATCGAAGTCCTCCCACTTCAGTCCGCAGATTTCACCCCGCCGCAGTCCTGTGGTCAGCTCGGTGTAGAAGAAATCGTACCACCGCTCATCCTGTCTAATGCGTTTCATAAATCTGTCAAGCTGTTCGTCATTGAGTATCTGCTTCGGTGGATAATTGTTTTTGGGAATCGTTGTGCCGACCGTTGGATTTTTAACAATCAGCCGTAGGCGCACCGCCATATCCAGCGCTTCGTGCAGCATCATATGAATACCGCGCACCATACTGTCGGCAAGCTCTGTACCGTGTAGCCTGTCAGGTTTCACTCGACCTTTCTTTTTGACGCTGTTATAGAATTTTTGAAGTTCCTGCGTGGTCAGCACCGACAAAGGTCTGTCGCCGAGATACGGTTTGATTTGATTTTTAATCATCGCTTTGTAAGAATCCAGCGTGCTCTCGCGAATCGTGAAGATCATATATTCATTGATCCATCGGTCGAGCCATTCCCCGAGCGTCATATTCGAATCCTCGGTGAGGTCGGCGTCGCGGTACATCTCGATGCAGTCGTGGAGCTTTACGATTAACTCCTTTTGTGTTCGGGCAAGCACATAGCGGTGAATCGGATCGCCGTTCTTTTTGTGACCGACAACGATGCGGCCTTCCCACCGTCCGTCATCGCGCTTGCGCACCATACCGTCTCCCGACGGTCTTCGCTTTGCCATATAGCTGACAATAGCATTGAGATTTTTGATCAGCGTATGCCAATTCGTGTTATTGTCGATTGGGAGGTTAATATTCGCCCCTGTGAGTTAAAGAATTTCAATAGAATTCTTGACAATTCACTAAGAGACTACGGCTCAGCAGAACAACGCAATATCAGTCAATTCCTTACTAAAACAGGCCTCAGCTTATCAGAAGTAATAATGTTCTCCGATGAGGCCTTTGCTAAACTCAGAAGCCAACTTGTTCCTTCGACAAAAGCCATCCACTTTTTTGATTGTCTTGAAAAATGTCGCGATATAATAAAACAAAACGCACCCGGAAGCAATATACTGCGATACTTGTTGCACCATCTAACCAATCGTGTACTTAGGAAGCAATATAAAGATATCTGGTACTATGATCGTTTTGAAAACAAATACGTACATGTAGGAAAAAACAGCAATCTTTCTGATCTTTATTTGGACAACAAATGTATCCCTTTTGACGAGATGCCTTTCTGTTCTGGATTAAAAAATCACGTTCCCAGCTTATCGGATTTGTTTGATTGCCTTGATGTAAAGGGACGTGAGCACGAGCTTTTGGCTTGGGTCGTCCAAAACAATACAGAAAGAGAAAACATTCTATTTACGCCGCTCGAAAAAACGGAGGATGGCAAATATAAGCTTGACAACTTTGATGATGTGGAATCCCTGGTTGCCACTTACAATCAGCGGCTATACCATTCGGAGAAACAACAACTTCGCAAAATGGTTATAAAATATAATCATCTTTTCATCGAACATTACAAGGAAGATACTGTATCTATAATTAGGACGATAAAGAATCTTACCCAAAATGGTATAGACAATTATACCAACATGGCAAACTATTGGATGCAGACAACCAATCAAGTCAATAGTGATGAGAAAAAAGCTGCTCTACTCAACATGTTTTCTCACTCGAAAGTTGCTCTCATA